TTTTTTTTAGCCCAGGACATTATGAATCATTATTTTAACTACCTGTCAGATCCATATTCTTTTTATAGCGCTTCTTCGGATTCCGAACCTGAAGAGGAAAATTCACTAGCCATATCTCAACCAAACTATTATGGTAGTATTAGCGTGGTTGATGATTTGATTAGTTGGTCTAGGAGAGCTAGGGACTATTTGTGCAGGCACAAATGGATTCTCAAGAGCCTAGATATGGGAATGAAACGTGAATTCACCTTGTGGTGGAACAAAAATTATATTAGGCAGGAACCGCCTGCAGGAAGTTTAAATGGACTTGACACCATCCATGATCCTTATCAGGATCTAGATGGTGACCAATTGGGAACATTGATACGGAATGCACCAGGAACAATACCACGTATATCTGGCTCAATTGCTAGGATATGCAGAACGGAACTCTACATAAGTGATAGACCTACCGAAGCCGAAATCATTGTGATTCGGGAATGGCTAGTCAGACACATGAATTCCAGACACATCCGGAAGAATGTGCAGAGTGCAATTCTTCCTTTTGCCCTCAAATTTTCTTTAATACCCACTCGTGACGAGTTAAGTGCTAGAGAGTTAACTCTCCAGCCCGAGTATCAAGAAAGGTTAAGAAGCCAACAACCAATCTATTCTAGAGGTAGAAAGTGGTTGTTCAACTGGCTAGGTCGAAAGATCTACGAGCCAGTTGTGCGGCAGGCTTGATCATGTCTGCAAATAAAGGATTCTCTCCAGTGCAAAGCTTCTCTAGCACCGGATCACGAGAATCTAAGTGTGCGTACATTTGTAGACGCATTAAAGAAGAGAGCAAAAACAAGAAAGTCCTATCATTTGTTAGGATTGGCTCCGAATGTCAATTTTAATGTTTATAGGACTTCTCTTACATCGATAGTGAGGACGATTAAAGAACGTGTTTTTTATGTTTCTGACGGCAAAGAAGGGTTTGTCACCCCTCCCAAACCAGATGGAAAACACATTCAACAGTATTGTGCGAAATTTATTAAAGAGTTCAGTAGCAGAGTTCATACTGTCTCCCCGTTAACCAAGGATCAATTTCTTGGGGCCTACGAAGGACGCAGGAGGACTGTCTATGAAAACGCTTTTAAGTCATTGCATGGTAATCCACTAGTAAAGAAAGACTCGATACTTAAGTATTTCTTGAAGGTGGAAAAAACCAACTTTACTGCTAAATCAAATCCAGTACCTAGAGGAATCAGCCCACGTGATCCTCGCTATCATGTTTCGCTTGGTCCGTTCATAAAACGGATTGAGCATGAAGTGTACAATATCGTAGCCGACATATTTGGTGCAACAACTATAGCTAAAGGACTCAATGCCCAACAACGAGGAAACTTGTTGCTTGATCATTGGAAATGCTTTACAGACCCAGTTGCAGTCGGCTTAGATGCTTCTCGTTTCGATCAGCATATCAGTGAAGAAATGTTGAAGGTGGAACA